CACAACCACAAACCCGTTCGTGGCTTGACCGACAGTAGCGGCGGTAATGGTAATCACCGCGCCAACGGCAATAGCGGAGTAATTTGGCGTAGATGTGAAAGCGGTGATATTCGCCGCAACAGCGGTTGCGGTCGTAGGCAAGTCAGTAATGAAGGCGACAGAGCCCGAGGTGACAGTCACCCCATTGACCGTGACACTGTTCACCGATCCAGCGCCCCCAGTGGTCAGAGTAACGGTGCCGGTTGCGCCAACCCCTACAGGCGTTCTGGAACTGATAATCGAGCTGTTCTTACTGCTGTCGATCGTAAAACGCTCAACAGTCGAGGCGCCGCCTGAGTGGCAATACTGAAGACTTTGCTGGGTAAAGCTACTGAAACCTCTTGAGATTTCAGTTAGATACTTGTTGATCGAACGATAGCCCCCGATCTTTCTAGGCAGCCCGCGTTGAAACCTGACCCACTGCCCATCAGTGTAAAAATCACCTTCGTACTTGGTGCCGTCTCGCTTTATGCCGGCGAGAGATTTTAGGACTACCGTGCTTTTCGGCATCAGTAAGCTCCACCATCGACAACGCCGGATGGAGCAATACCTAGAGCCGTCCAGGCTGCTTGTTGAGTTGCGGCGGTGAAGATCGCATCACCCGTGGCTGTGGCGCCCAAGTTAATGCGAGCGGCACCGGCGGTTGTAGCCCCCGTGCCGCCATCGGAGATGGAGATCGGCACGGACAATGTAGTGGTGTCGGCATCAACCACATTTGTGCCGTCACAATAAAATATGCCCCTTGCCCCGGTCGAAATTCCTACGCCTGTTCCCGCCGCTGTCTTTACCGTCAGCGTGTAGGCGCCAGTGGTGGCGTTACTGACCCAGTACTGCTGGACAGTTGCGGGGACGATAATGACCCGATTGCCGGTCAAGATTCCAGTAAAGTTGTACGCAATGCGGTTCAACTCAGTGCCGGTTAGCGTGTAGTTCCCGGTGCCAGCAACGGCGATCGAGGTGTAATCAAAGGCAAATGTTGAAGACTGGCCAAACCCAATTGTGAAATAGTCAACACCGTCCGTGGCAATGATCGCCGAATCGCCAGGGCTGAAACTCAGCGTTGCAGCACCATTGATGAGGGGCGTGCCAGACGGGTCCACTACAACCGACCCGCCACCGCCATTCCTGAAACACAAGAACCAATTGTCGCCCATGGTGGGGGCAGACGGCAGCGTGAGCGTCCCGCCACCCGAGCCAGTCCAGACGAACATTTTCGCGCGGTCAGTGACGCCAGCGGTGTAGTTTGAGTTGAAGTTTGTGATCGGCACAGACTGGCTGAGAACCGTGCCCACGGCCACAATCCCCGTGCCCGCGAGCGCCGAGGCGTTAGCGGTAGAGGTGGTAGATCCGTATTGCAGGATCGCCCATACGCCGTCGACCGTGCTGTTGTCGGTCAGGTAGATCTGCCACAGCGTGCCGGCGGCGACAGTGACTACCTGTGTCCCACCGTCATCCCGCACAGTGATTGTCTGGGCGCCGGTGTTGTTGAACAGGATTGTCTGACCCGTTCCAGTCTTGCTCGCATCAGGCAAATAAATGCTGCGTCCCGCAGAACCAGCGGAAATGTCCATAATGCGCGTGGCAAGATTGTCGCTGGTAGAAGTTTCCTCCGGCCAGCTTAAAACAACATCAGCCGTGAGAACAGTGTCGCTATAGCTGATCTCGGAAGGGTAAATGTTGGCGCCGCCAAAGACGCTTGTGTATGTAGTCATCAGGCTTCGCTCCTATTCGCAGAACGATCCATAATCCGCTTCAGATCCTCATTGTTGATTGCAGAAGCTGCGCGATCATAGAGATTCTGCCAAGTCTGGATACGCTCGTCGTTTTTCAAGAAAGGCGTTGCTTCAAGCAGCGCGGCATAAAGCAAGAGATCAGGCGCGTATTGCGTGAGCCAGTTCGTCTGAAAGTCATCCCCAAGGAGGGGCGGCTGTTGATAGAAAAGAATTTCAAGGGTTTGGGCCGTTGCGGGCGTCGGGACCAGCAGCCAATGCTGATAGTCGTAATCAGCGTAAAATCCGGGAGTGCCGGTCTGCGCCTCGTCGGGCCAATATGAACGGCAATATTCGTAAGACCGGGCGAAGATAGGGACGTTGTCAACGGTCATGCTGACAGTGTCGCGCCAACGGTCAGGCTTCATGTAGACTGCAACGCCGACCTGAAGCGGGGTCGTAACTGGCTGGATGAAGCCTTCAATCTTCAGTTCACGCGCAATCCGCCGCTCAGCCAGGGTTACAAGGCGAGGCAATTGCTCATAGACGATCGCGTCACTTTCTACCGTGAAACCGCGTTCAAGATAGCGCCGCAGGTCAACCAGCAGGCTATCGTAGGTCATGGTGTAGCTCATTTGCACCTCTTTAACAAACGGCAGCTGCTACAGCACGCGCTAACGGTCCCGGTCAGTATAACCCTAGAATCGCATTAAAAGCGACTGGGGAATTATTTGGCGTCGTAGCACCACGCTTCGCGTTTGGCGTTGTTTACCTTGATTTCGCCAATTGTCGGGTCGGTGTCTTTCTTTGACCACGAAATATCCCGCCAAACGGCACAGACCTTGGTATTTGTATTCTCAGTCCCGACGATTCCCGTCAGTGTCGCGCAACCGTTCAGGATTAAGATTGACGGCATTAGCAGCATCCAGCGCATCTTTGGTCCTCTCAATAATGTCGGACTGGGCTCTTGCCTTCATACCCTCGACGGCGTCTGCCCGGATTTTAAGATAGATGCCAACGAGGATGACGAGAATGCCGCCGCCAATGGTGATGTACCGCCCAAGAGGGGTAAAGAACAGGGGAATCATGCACCCTCCTCATTAAGCCTTTGTTTTCTAAGGTACCAGATAATTGCCGCAGCGGCGATAATGACGACAAAGATCAGGGTCGTTGGGCTGAGAGAGCTAATCAGGTTGCCGCCGTCACGGACTAGCGGGATAGCCTCCTGCGCGATGGCTATCGTACTCAAGCCGCCAGCCACCACGGCAGCGTTCGCCTCTTTGGACTGGATGATGGACTTGGACGCTTTGGGCCGGTCCGGCGCTGCGCTCGATTCTTCAACCACTACCGGCGCATCGGTGTCTATGCCCCGCCAGAGCTTGGTTTCTGCTCTGCGACGGCGAACCAAACCCGGCAATTCCCTGCCGTCGCCTTTGGTCCATTTCATGAACTCGGCTGGCACTTCGTCAAATTTACCAGCGTTGACCCGTTTTAGCAGCGTAGACTTAGCAAGAGCCCCAACGCCAGCGTTATAGGCAAAGTCCACCAAAGCATCAAACTGGCCTTGCGTCAGGGTGGCCTTGACGTGCTTGCGAACGCCGTCTTCGTATTGAGCCATGTCGCGCTTCAGGATTTCCTCAGCTTCTCCTTGAGTTATTACGAGGCCGGGAGTGACAGCCGGGGCCCCGGCGGCAGAGGTATGGCCATAACCCACAGTCCAGATGCCTACGAGATCAAGATAGGCCCTGAGTTTAAGCCCCTCAAAACCCTTGAGCAGATCAAGCCCTGCTGCCGACATTTTCATTTGTCTGCCTTCCCATCAAGTTTGTCCCAGATCCGCTGGAACATGGTTTCGATGTGATCCATGCGCTTGTCGATGTCGGCTTTGCTGACGTATGACTTTGGCAAGTCTACTTCTATATCATGGACCTTCTGTCGAAGGTCTTTAACAGCGCCCCATAACTCACGGGCGAACCAGCCGCCTGAACCTATCGCGACCGCAGCAACAATGTTTATGATGTTCTGCGTGTCCATTCTATATCTCGCTATTGATAGTAGCCGTAGATGTCCCCCGGTCTATAGACAATACGCCTTCACAGGCAAGATTCCACTCGCCGTGAGCAAATTCATTATGGCACGGCACGTTCACTCGGAAATTCTTGAAAAGGTATTCTTTTTCGCCTTCAAACACACGCCACTTGTGATCCAGCGTTCCCCGTCCCGGTTCGCCAGCCGTCTTGTTGTATCTGATGTGATACTTCATCAGATCACCTCTGCCGACGGAGCTGGAGGATTAGCAATGACGCTTAGATTGAAATGAATGAACGCCACCGGGTCTTCAGAACTATTGCGGGTGAATGAGTGCGGCAACCACGCATTTGTGAAGATCATGGTCCCAGCCTCTGGAGCCACATTGATCTGATTGCTCGCGCCGCTGATCTGCCGCATATCCAGCTCAGGCAGACTAGCCTGCACCTTGCCCGCGCGAGGGTCGTGGAACGTAGCCGTAGAGCCGCCCTGCGGTGATCGTAGGAAGTAGAAGCCGATGATCTGAGAGCCGTAGGGATGAACGTGCTGGTCCATGCCTGAGTATTTGTAGTGGTGCTGGCCCCAGAGTTCCGTGAATGACGTGCTGAATTTCTGCATGTCGTAGCCCTGAAGGCCCAGAATGCCCCACGCCGTGCCGCCAATATAGGAGCAGAAGTCCTCCAGGCGCGGGTCTTCGAATATGTTGTCGGTCATGTGGACAGGGTAGACTTCGTTGTGCGGGCCCTGTTCCTTCTTGCGCTTCTCAATATATTCATCAACGACTGGACGAACCGTGTCTAGGAATTGCGGCTTCTTGACTACATAGATAGTTGTCGGGAAGCAGTGTATTTGCTCTAGCTCGTCGGTCATATTCCCCCCTCAAGGACGTAGCATTTCGGCTCGCATCTTCTCCATGTTGGCAATTTCTTCTGGCGTCAGATCGCGGACAATCCACGAAAAGACCCACTTGCCGCCACGCACAAACGGTTCAGGCGAGCGAAATACCGTCTGTATCATCCCGTCATAGACCGGATCAGCGTCGATTTCCACATACTGAATGCGAAAACCGTGGACACTGTAAGCATCCGTGTGGGGGAATATTTCAACGAAGTCGGAATAGGGCGTGTAGCCAAAGCCGGGATTGTCCCGCACTAGCTCTTCAGCGCCGTATGGGTATTCGACAAACTGGTTGTCGGTGGTGGTTTTGACGTAGCCGGTCATGATTTATCCTCCAAGAATATGGGGGCCTGCCGCGTAAGGAGGTCCAGACGCTCGCTCTTGCCAGCCAGAGCCGTGAAGACCTGCTTGATGTGCGGGACGATCTTTGTCTCAAAGTCGGGATGGCAGCGCATGGTGTTCAGGTGATCGTGAGGGATGTTGCCCTGCGATAGAATGAAGTTCTCCACGCGGCCCTGAAGCTCGCCCAGCCACTCATCGCGCTGGTGGGCCTCATTGGCTTCTAGCATGGGCAGGTGGCCGTACTTACGCTGCGGCTCAAGTTCAGCCATCAGTTCATTGATGGTCTTCAGTTCCATAATGGCGGCGTCATTGTTATTGCGCCATGTGTCTTCCGTAGACTTGCACTCGATGATGGTGGCCTCTGCGATCATCCGCTCCCACGGCTTCTTGTCGGGGTCAGCCATAATCGCCTCGTTCTCCATGATCTTGGCTTCGCGCTTCAGCTTCTGCGATCTGGAGTGTTCAACCTTTACTTCCATGTCAATCTTCTGGCCGTACAGCAGCGCCCACGCACCATCAGGCGTGTAGCAAGAGCCCGCCATGAAGTAGCGAAGCTGAAAGTCCGAGTTATTGCGATGCGGCTTGCTGTTCATTTATACGTTGACCCCTGTTGTCCCGTTGGAGGCGGCGGACCCACCGTATGATACATTACTAGCTGCTGTGGCTAACGCATTAACGCAACTAGAATAAGTGTATTTATTACGAATTGTAGAAGCACCGCCGGAATTTCCTAAAGCAAAAATACCAATAGTACCGTTACCAGCCGCAGACCCACAATTTGATGCATTACTAGCGGCAGTGGCTGATGCACTAACGCAGCCGGAAAATGTGTATTTGTTGCGAGTTGTTGACTGACTAGGAGCCCTTCCTAGAGCAAATATACCAACGGTAGGATTGCCTGCTGCGGACCCTGCATAGGATGCATTACTAGCTGCTGTGGCTGATGCGCTTGTGCAACTCGAATAGGTGTATTTATTACGGGTTGTTGTAGGAGTAGCCCCTACCGGCGACCCTAAAGCAAAAATACCAACCGTTGAATTGCCTGCTGCGGACCCATAACTTGATGCGGCACTAGATGCTGTGGCTGCTGCATTTACGTCACCAGAATAGGTGTATTTGTCACGGGTGGTTGAGGGAAGACAGCAACACAAAGTATATCCTAAAGCAAATATACCACGGGTAGAATTACCGGCTGCGGCCCCAAACCTCGATGCAGTGCTAGCTGCTGTGGCTGCTGCACTTGTGCAACCCGAATAGGTGTATTTGTTGCGGGTGGTTGAAGCGCCACCAACACATCCTAGAGCAAAGATACCAACTGTGGCAGTACCTACTGCGGACCCACACCTTGATGCCGCGCTGGCTGCGGTAGCTGATGCGCTAACGCAGCCAGAAAATGTGTATTTGTTGCGAATTGTAGAACGAACGCCGCAGGCAAATCCCAAAGCAAAAATAGCCAAAGTTGCAGATACATTCCCCTGCGTAGGCCATATGCCCAGCTTCTGCGCCTGTAGCTGCTGGTCAAGCGTCCATATGCCGGGAGCCGCGCCGCACTGATACGGACCAGCAGGCGTGACAGGGGTCTTCGTGATGACGCCGCCGGGATAACGAGTGGTCATAGAGTCTCCTCATAGTCAACTAGGCCACAAACTGGCAGCTTTAGCTTGCAATTGCTGGACAAGCGACCAAAATCCAGTAGCTACTAAAGAAGTTGTCGTTGGCGCAGTCGCGCTAATCACGCCACCCTTATAACGTCTGGACATTAGGTTATGACCTCATAACTTATGCTGTAGGTAATCTTACTCGCCGTGCCGCTAGTGACGCTGATCGACGTGCCTTCCATCAGGTAGATGGCAGTCGTCTTGTCCGCCACGATCAGCGAGGCATTGGCGGGGACCGAGACTGTCGAGACAATCGGGTACGCCGTGCCGCCAGACGGAGCCGAGCCCTGGGCCACAGCGCCGTTGGTGTAGATTGATACGGTGGCATTGACGGCGTTCGTGCCGTCTACGTTAGCCGCAACAATCTGGTTGATCTTAAAAACCGTACCAGAAGACGCCGCATTAGGTAGCAGGACAACCGCTGCGGTGCCGCTGGGCGTGTAGTAGGTCGTTGTGCCGAGGATTGAGGTTACGTTAACAATATTTGGGTTGGCCATGATAGCTCCTTACAAACCGAAAATGATGGAAAAGGCTATTGCCTGGCCTTTAGTTGCACCGCTAGAAGTGACAAAAGACAGGTTCCCAGCGCCATCAGTTTTAACGAGCTGATTCGCGGTTCCGTCTGCGGTGGGATACTTCAACCCCGCCGGGTTGTTCATCAAGCGCGTGACGGTCCCACTGGCGTTCTCAGCGAATAGCGCCATATCGCCATTGGCGATGTTGATCGCAAGCTCCCCCGGCGCGAGATTGGCGGTTACCGGAACCGCCGCAGCAGTCGTCGTGCGGTAGAGCTGGATCGGTGTGTATCCTGACTGTGCCATCGTCCTACCTCAGATTCTCAAGTTTATAGAGGGTCTTCATGTGGAGCGCCGTAAGATCGTCGAGCAGATTTTCCAACGCGGGAACATTCTTGGCAATCTTCTCTCTGTTTTCTGCCAACCAAAGCATCTCATCATTGACCAATGTTCTACCGTCTTCAATTTCATCGGGCAAGTTTTCCACCAGCCCAAATCCGCCTTGGTAAGCTTCCACAATCTCGTCCAGCTTGTCTATGATCCCCTCATAGTAGTGGCCGAGCGCCTTGTGTTCGGAATAGGAACCCGTCTTCCAGTGCCGCATGTGCGCCTGATTGCGGGCCTTGAAGATCCGAATGATCAGCTCCTCAATCATCAGAACGTGCCTCCATCAAGACTACCCCAAACAGGTGCACTAGCTCCGGCTGAAGTTAAAATCTGTCCGGCAGTGCCCGCAGCCGTGTAAGCGTGGGCCGTGCCTGTGCCGTACCCTGCGCCGCCAGCGGTGGCGGTGGCGGTTGAATTAGTGCCGCCGGCAGCAATCGGCAATGTGCCAGCCGTCAGTGCCGAGCTAGATGTGGAGTAAATGGCATTATTGGCTGCGGTAAACCCAGTAAGCCCAGTGCCGCCATTAGTAGTCGCCAGTGTGCCCGCCAGCGTAATCGCGCCTGTAGAACCAGTCGATGGTGTAAAGCCAGTCGTACCAGCCGAAAAAGACGTAACACCCGCCGCCGGCGCAGCTGCCCATGACGCGGTGGTTCCGTTGGAGGTGAGCAGGTAGCCATTGGAACCAATCGCCAGCCGGCTTGCCGTGTTAACACCCGTCCCAAGGATCAAGTCGCCAGTCGTGGTGATAGGCGACAGAGCGTTGAACGCTGCTGAGGCTGTCGTCTGGCCAGTGCCGCCAGAGGCGATTGCCAAAGTCACGGACAGCCCAGCGGCTGTGCCAGTTGTGTTCTGATTCAGCGTAGGCACATCAGCGGCTTGTATGGTGTTCATCACCACATTTGTGCCGTTGCCCCGTAGATACGATCCGCTTGTGACCGCACCCGCAAAAGCGTTCATCGCCGCTTGTGCTGTTGTCTGACCTGAACCGCCGGAAGCAATTGCAAGCGTTCCGGCGAGGGTAATTGTGCCGGATGTGGTAATGGGGCCGCCGCTGGTTGTCAGGCCAGTTGTGCCGCCGCTGACATCAACACTGCTTACGGTTCCGCCACCAAAGGCAGTCGTCGAGGCGCTAGTAACGACACCCTGAGCGTTAACGGTAATAACCGGGATTAAGCTCGATGACCCATAGATATTGGCTGAGACGCCAGAAGCCGGAAGGTCCGCATTGACCAAAGCGCGGAAAGAAGTTGAAGCAGCCGGGCCCGCTGTTGGGCCTGCGTAGACCACATTGGCGGCTTGATCCACCACCAACAACGCAGAACCCCATGTCGGGGCCCCGGCGCCGCCTGACACCAGCACCTGACCAGAAGACCCGACAGGGCCGATGTACAGGCCATCAGCGCCAGACCAGACAATGGCTCCGGCTGCGGCAACCAAGCTCTTTGCCGTGCCGCCGTTGTTCAAGCCAAGGAGATTGTCTACCTGGTCGTCATCAGAGAGGTCGACTTGAGGGTGTACGTGATCAGACCGGCTGATTGTAGTGGCAGCGCCCGCAGACCCGCTCTGGAACCCCGTGAGAGGCGTCGAGCTGGACAGGTCAGCAGCCAGCGTCACATTGGCGCTCAACGCGCCACCGCCGGTTAACCCTGTTCCTGCAATGACTTGGCGCGTTGTTGGGACATAGCCCGAGATCGTCGCGGGAATAGTTGTCGCCGACATTACGCGGCCAGTGGCGTCAACCGTGAAGACAGGAATGTCGGTCGCCGTGCCGTAAACCCCCGCCGTCACGCCGGAATTAGCAAGCTGCGTGGTTCCAATTCCACCGCCAGCGACGCTGAGCGTGACGTTCCCCGAAAGCGCACCGCCGCCGGACATAGCCGTCCCGGCGATGACTTGCGTTGTGATCGGCACGCCGGCAACCGAAAGCAGATCTCCAACGCGGATCTGATAATTGTTGCCCTGATAGACAATCATCATCAAGCTGTTGGGATCGGCGACAGGGGCGAGCGGGAGTTCGGTAACTCGCGTGGGGATCAGATTGCTGGGTACGTTAGTCATCCATCAGATCTCCAAATACTCTTCACCATCTTCGGTAATGACGAACTCGTCGCCTGCCTCCTGTATAAGGCCTGCCGGGTGCGTGTTTATAGGCGTATCAGGCCGAACAAACGGAAGAACAATTTGATCCGGCGCCCGAGGCGCAAGCCGGTAGGGGTCGTATTGGTCCGTATCAGCATCGCAGACCATCAAATTCGGGTAATTCGGGTCTGGGTGAAGCTTGGCAAGCAGCATTTTACGCGAACACCGCGCACAAATGCCAATCCCGTAGGTGGCTTGGCCACTGACATCCAGATAAACACTCATGCCGTATAAACCCCAATGCCGGGGTTTATCTGGATCGGAGAACCGTCGTTGTCCCCGTCCCAGGCTCTCTGCACCGTCATTGCGGCGCGTTGCTCAAGCACAGGCATCAGGTTCATATCAACTGACGGCGTTTCAGCCGCCACCTTTGCCGCCAGCCCGTTAACAATTGCTTCAAGCCAGCGTTGCGGTATCTCGACCTCTTGCTGAAGGTTCTGAGTGTCCATGATCTGCCGATGGCGCCATACGATCAACTGCGCCGCTTCAGCAGCGAGAAATGGGGAGGGCCAGATGTTAACCACAGGCTCGGGTATATCGCGCTGAAACCAATAACTGTTAGGCCTGCCAGGAAAAACCTTGTTGCTCTGCTGGACATAAGCATCCCGGTTTAACAGACCGAGCGGAATCTCCTGCGGCATGTTTCCCAAGGTGATTACAGAGTACAAGATTGGGTTCGTGGCTGTGATCCTGAAGTACTGATACGCCAGCGCCCCAGAAATGTCCGTCCATGTGATTTCTCCAGACGCCGCGACAACCGCGCTGGAGCCGACCGTCGTCCATACAGTGCCGTTGGTGCTGACCTGAAAGGTGATAGGCACGGAAGCCCCAGACCATTTCACGCCAACAGTGTCGACAACAGTTTCACTTGTAAAATTAACGGTGTAGGCCAACGAGGTGGATACGGTTGCCCCTGTCACTGGCTGCAATGTTCTATAGTTCAGGTTCAGAACATCAACAGTACCCAGCGGCAGGGTGACGATCGGCTGGTTCTCATAAAGCGGCAGGATGAGCTTCTCAATGCACCAGCTCGGCGTTTTAATGTTTGCCAGCTCAGAAAGCATGAGCCCCAGCGACTCAAGCGCGTAAGTCTGCATTTCGGCGGTGATGGCTTGAGCTGGCAAGCGGCAACGGCGGAAGGCGTGGTCAACGACCTTCAGCGCGTTAAATGTGGTGCCGCTAATGCTGCCAGAAAAAGCCATACCAGCTCCGTTTATTTCTAGGGAGGCAACTTACTTCTGTTTGCTGACCCCGCCGCCAGACCGCATAGCGGGCCGCGCACTCATCTGAGCAAGCATAGCGGGCTGCGCACCCATCTGAGGCGGCATCTGGGCAGGCATAGAACGCCGCATCGGCATCCCGCCCTGCTGCCTGCCACGACCGGCCTGGGCCTTCATAGCCGCCATCTGCAAGGCCCGCAGAATCTCAGGGGGAATCTCCTGACCCGCGCGGCCAGACTGCGGCCTACCCGGCATCATAGGACCGCCATCGGCGTACTTTTTGACTTCGGAATCGCGGGGAACATCGGCGCTGGCTTCTTTACTTTCTTTAATGCCGAGCGTTTCTAGAATTTTGTTCAACGCCCGCCCCGTATAGCTTTCTGCGTGCCACTGGTCTGAAAATGTCTTGTAATCACGGGCTGACTTGGAAGTCCCGCCTTCTGCGTACTTCTTGACGTTGCCGCCATGGCTGTAGGGTACGTTGCCGGTCTTGGTGGCCATTGTCGGCTTGCCGTTCCTCTCACCGGGGTTCTTGTTCCCCTTGATGCCAAGGCTGCCGGTGGTCTTCACCATGCCGGGACCGCCCGTGACGCCGCCGCCCTTCTTCATGGCGCCGAGCTGGATCATAGGTTCGACCGGGGCAACTGGCATGGCGCGGCGCATAGGAGCTTTGGGAGACATCGCCGGCGTTCTGACCATACGACTCTGAACCATTTCCTCCTTCTGCATACGAGGAGTTTCCATGGATTCCCGCTTCACCATAGCCTTCTTCATGCCGCCCTTGGCATAATACCCACCGCTGGCCATCTTGGTCATCTGCTGCCCAGGCGACTTTGCGGTGCCGCCGTGGCTGTAGTTGCAAGGCTGCACACTGAAATCGAAATCCTTAACGTACATCGGACCTTTTGCCATTTTCTTTCCCCTTAAACAGTTGCGTAGGTTTTGATGCACTCGATTACGATTGTGTACATATCACCAGATGATGCGTCAGATGTCGTGAAGGCCACATTTCCTGTCTTCCCCGCGCCAGAGTTGTTGGTCAACCCGCCGAATTCAGAGAAATCCATGGAATAACTTACGTTCTGTGGGATCATCCACGTAAACAGATCAGTCGTCGCATCCCACAGAATGCGGACCTCCATGCCATGGGTGTTAGCCCAGATCCGATTGATCTTTACGCCATTACAGGCAAAACCTGCAGCACTGGCCGCAAGACCGGAAACAATTATCTTATTGACGGCGGTTTCGCCCGTTCCATCAGAAATGTTGGTGAATTTCTGGATAACAAGACGCTCGCCGTCGAGCAGCGTCTGTGTAGCTACTGTATCAGCCATGTCTACCTCCTGTGAAAATGAGGGCCGCAGCCCTCATAATTAGGCAGTACGTGTGAACACGTAAGCCGTTGCGCTGGAGAACATGAGAGTGTAACGCGCAAGACCAGTTACGCCGGCAGCAACAGTCAAGTCACCAAAGCTGCCGGGGGTGTCAGCGGCAGCCGTAGACAAAATACCGTTGACCGCAACAACAATGGTCACGGTGCTCGCGCCGCCAGTGTTGTCAATGTAGAGGTCAAAGATTGTACCTTTGGCCGCGCCCAGAGCTGCGCCAAGCAGCGTGCCTGTAGGCAGCGTGATTGCTGTCGCGGCTGCGGATGTTGAGGTGATGTAGCCAGTTGCTACCTGCGCCGCAGTCGCCGTTGCAGTGGCGTTGATTGCGACAGTCGTAGCGTGCGTGATGCTGCCGGATCCCGCAACATTGCCAGTGACGTTGCCCGTGAGGGCGCCGATGAATCCGTTGGTCGAGGTAACTGGGCCGGAAAAGGTTGTTGAAGCCATTGTAGTGTCCTCACATGCGAGTTCAGCGCATCAGTCTGCATGTCGTCAGCCGGGACTGTCTGATGCACCGGATTGACCCGGTAAGGGGTGCCCCCGCCCTAAGGGGGTTTCTAGGGCGGGGGCAGGAAGGTCAGATTCCCGCAGTGCCGTAAAGCCCACGAGGATCCGTCCAACCGACGGTGTAACGCTCGGTCGCCTTGTAGCGCATGGAGTCGGTTTCGAAATCGCCTTCCATGCTCTTCTCAAGAGCGCGGCGCATAAGCAACTTCATGCCTTCCGGCGCATCAGTCTGCACCCACCAAGCGGTGGTCGAGGTGATACGGGAAAGGTTTGCCTGGCCCTTGGCCAACAGACCCATCGACTTAATGGGGTTGATGTCGTTGTCGGCGGTGCCCGTGCGAAGAACGCTCTTCAGCAGAACTTCAGCCTGGAACACGTTAGACGGACCTGACACGATCTGAGTCGGGTTCAGACGGATGCGCTTGCCGTTGTTGTCAACAGCGTTGCGGATCTGAACCAGCATCTGCTCAAGCGACGTCTGAGACAATGCAGCAGCCGTTGTGAGCTGGTTGCTGAATGTGCCACTGACAATCGGATGGCTGGTGGAGATCAGAGACACGCCGTCACCGCCCAGATACGCGCTGTTAAAGGCGCGGTTCAGGACGTTCGCGGAGAGCGTCTCCTTCGTCTCGATCAGAGACTGAGCCAAGTGCTTGGCATAGGTCTGGCCGATACGAATGTGATCGCCATCCTCAACGAGGACCTTGGTCAGCGCGAAGGCAAGACCATAGACCTTGTAGAGGTAACGCTGCAGGAACAGCACGCCGCCGGACTGGTAGCTGACCGCCATGCCATCGGGGAGTTCCGGCGCAGCACCAAAGCCGTAAAGCACAGGCTCTTCATGGTAATTGCGGGGAATGCCCTTCTGCTCACGGAAGACCATCTTCCATTCGTCAGAACGCTGATCATAAACACCATCAAAAACTTCGTTCAGGATGGGCTCAACTACCGACCTAAAGTCGGTACTACGCATAGGAGTAGCCATAGTTTAAGCCTCCCTTAAACGGAGTTGACAGCTGCTTTGTAATGGTGCTCGTTAATACGAACGGTAACCACAACATAAGCGTCTGTGAGGGAATCAGTGATGTTGCCCTGGAATCCAGTAATCTGGAACTGACCAGATGTAGCCTGAATTACCGAGAGGACAGTGGTAGACAAGCCAGTCGCGGTGGAACCACCCGGCGAAGCAACAGTCCAATCACATTCCTCACCAACAGCGGACTGCACTGAATCAGTGCCAGGCGTGCCGGGGTTGGCGTATTGCACATCAAAGAGAGTTTCTGGATCGTCGTACACATAGGCATTGATACTCGTGCCTGTGGTGCCGCCGGGCCAGAATGGCGAGATAGAGGGCTTGCCGGTAGCATCGATATACTCAACACCCGCAAAGATGCCGAGCAATGAGATGCCGTCGACAGTACCCGTGCGGGTGCCGTCCGAAGTGCCGAGCTGGATCGTGCCAGCATCAACGAGCTTCACGGGGTCTCCAGAGAAGATCGACGCAGCATAGGTGCTGGCGATTACATAGGCTTTCGGGCGGATCTGGCCACTGTTGTGGAAAGAGGCTCGAAAGCCAAAAGGCGCGCTAGTCGATGACATAGTGGCTCCTAGTGGATTGAGGGGTGATCAGGACAGCTCAAATTGAGCGTCCCTGCGTTGCCCAATCTCCATATTGCCGTCGCCCATTGTTAACCGCGACTTTGATGATTTTGCCTGTTGTTCAAGGAACTCTGCGGTGTCAGTTAGCTTTTCTTCCTCGCGCAGAGGTGCGTCATGGTGCGCTTCTGTCATGTATCTCTCGTAAAGAGATATGGGCAGCTTGAATGCAAGCATTTCATTCACCCCGATAAAGCCTTGCCAGTCACCAGTCTTGAGGGTGGCATATTCCCAGCCGGGAACGTCTTCCGGCTTTACAGGCTCATAGCCCAGACGAATGCGCGTCTGGATGGAATCTCGCGGGTTAGTCGTAGTCAGCCAGCACATGTGCCAGCCGGGTATCCGAGGCAAGTCCGGTAGAGAGGACTGAAAGAATTGTTGACGGAACATAGCTACTCGCTCATCGTCAGAAATCTCGCGATTCTCAGTTACAGCGCGATCTTTCATCGCGCGGCTCTCGCGTTCTACGCCTGCAAGTTTCTTAAACCGTTCGTCGTTCATATCTCGCTCCCTTCAGCGATTAGGTAATTCATAGGATAATTCCAAGTAAAGCGCAAGATGTGTCACGCCCGGTTGTTTTTGTCGTATTCCTTGTATCGCTTGGCATATCTCTCTCGCAGGACTGGGTCATCCCAGACGCCGGCTTCGACCAGCGCCTTCTTGCGCTCGCTGCTCATAATGAACTCTGTATAGGTGCCGGAGGACCCATTATCCCTGCCGGAGCTTATAGCCGGCCCACCCCTGGGTGAACGCGACGGGGATTGCTGCTTACCAAACCGCTCAGGCAGTCGCTTTGCGGCTCGCGCACGAAGCTCGTCCCAATACTCTTCAGTCTGCGGGCTAATGCCGTCCTTCGCCAGTGCCGCATCAACCGCGAGCACGATGGCCGACTCTTCATCACGCCCCTGGGCGTCATACCACGGATGGTCCTTGATAAACTCCCGAGCATGGTGCATCGCAATATCGTCAACCGCTGGCTGAGGCGCTGGGCGGTTTTCAGCGTTCTGCTTTACAAAAGCAAGCTGTTGCGCCCGAGCTATAGCCTGATCCCGGTAACGCATTGCCTGCGTAACGTCGGAGCCATTGTTGGACTCAATTGCTTTGGCTATAACCCGCTCTGCGAGATTGACTTCTTGCCTAGACTTGGCGATTTGGGCGTCAATGCCGTTCAGATCTGTCTGATAGGCTCGCTGCTCTTGCGCGGATACCCGGCGCTCAAGATCGTCATTCCGCTTGCGCAGGAAGTCCAGTTCAATTTTATCCCGAGTAATTGCCTTTCCGACACGATCCTTGCGTTCCCGCTTTTCAAGGCGGCGACGCTCCCGAATTGCTTCGCGTTCGCTGTCGTTGTTGTCGGAACTAGATAATACCCGTTCGTCCTCAGACTCCTGCTCTTCGTCGATGATTACAAGTTTCTCGTTGTCGTTGTCTTTTACGTCGTCGTCTTCTTTCAAAACGTCAGCCATCTCTCATCTCCTTTCAGATGAATGCTTTAATAGAAAGCGGGTTGCCGGGCACAGCTCCGACAAGGTCAAGATCATTGAAGATCACGAACATGGCGCTGGCGTCCTTGCTCACCGGCACTTCCCATCTGTCGCCACCGTATTTTGGAACGCGAACAAATTGCCCCATCGTGCACCATTCGCCTTCGGGCCATAGCGCCAAAGTCGATCGGTTCCTGAATGCGCCAGGGCCTAATGCAATTACCTTGGCAACCTGGGTGTTCCACTTTTCGGTGTCTTGAGTCTCGGAGGGCAAAAGAATACCGCCCTGAGAGATTTGTTTTGGTGTTCGAATCTGTACCAGAATGCGGCTTCCAAAAGGCCGAACGCCAGCATCTACTGCTGGAAAGGCCTCCGCCAGCGCCTTCTCATAAATCTCTTTCTCCATACTTGTCCTCGCTTATCAAATTGATCAGTACGTTAATTGCTGCCTCATAGCCCTCTACGAGGCCAACACGATACCCGTACTCGAAAGCATCGCGGTTCTGGGGTCGCCTCAAAGCCTCAAGAGCGAACTCCTGTTGAGCGGTTTTGAGACGAGCCAGAAGGAGTGTCTCAAAGTTCATATATTGGGCTTTGAGTATTTCGGGGGCTTCGGCAAGTTCTGGCCGTCAACCTTCAGGCCGGCGGCAAGGCGGTGCTTCTGCTTAACTTCGGGGTTGTCGAGAGATACGGTTCCGGTCGTTGGCTTATCACTCATCACGATCTCCTATCTAACGGGCGCCGGGATTGATGCCCGTCCCAGTAGAGACGGAGAACTTCTCCCCCGTCTCAATCTCAAGCTGCGCCAGATCAAACGCTGTCTGGTTGTCGGCGTTGTTCATACGCTCACGAACCGCCAGGTCTGCCGCCGTGCGCTGGTCGTCGCCTTGCTGGCGCATCTGCTCACGCGCCATGTCCAGCTGGGCCTGCTTCTCCCTGCCAGACATCTCAGCCTGTTTGATAGCCGCATCCTGCTGCATCTTCGCCTGCTCGATCTGGAGCCGGGCCTGATCAGCCTGGACCCGCTGTTGGAGCGCCTGCCCCTGGATCTGCGCATTGAGTTGGGCGATCTGCATACTGCTGTCAGGCGGCATCTGGGGCTGCGGCTTGAACTGCTGTGCGGCCTGGTCGATCTGCGCCAGCTCTTGGCCAAACTGACCTAGCTGTTGCTCGATGAACTGCTGCACCTGAATAATAACCTTGGCCTGCTCATTGGCGTCTTCTTTGATCAGTTTTTCCTTCTGAGCCATGTCGACAGCATTGTGTGCCTCAACGAGGTAGTAATTCAGCAAATGATCGCGCAAATGCGTGGCGATCGGGTACATAAATGTTCTTGCGATCACCGGGTTGCTGCCGAATATCGGCGATTTGAGAAACGCCATGTGCGTCATAATGTGCGCCATGTGATCCTGTTGCGGCAGGACGTATACGGGACGGCTCATGGTTGCGGCGACATTTTCCGATACCGGATCCATGTTTTCGCTGCCGGGCTTTGGCTGCAAAACATCCGCATCTGGCACTTTCATGTCGCGCAGGAACCGCTCTTCGACCTTCCTGGTGTCATACATCTGCGGCAGCATCGCCGCACGCTGCAAAATTGCCTGCGTTTGAGCAAAACGCTGCGTGTCACTGAAAATAGACGGGTCGCTGACGGGGATAACGTCTAAAGGCCCATCAAAATCAGCCGGGTTGATGTCCAGACCCGATTCCTGCGCCTTTATGTCTTCTTCGGTCAAGTATGCCGAGTTAATGCGGTGCAGGATCTTCAAACACCGCGCCATCGAGCCGTGAAGACGCGAATGGATGCTGCTGAATACGACCATCCCCTGCTCGATCAGCGCCATCGTGGTGCCAACAGGCTGTGCCGTATTGGTGTCAGACAGTTTTTCGAACGACGTCTGGACAACACCCTTGCCAGCCTCGACTAGAAAGCCAAGTAACTGGAACAGGGTCGGGCTTGGTGGGTTAAACGGCATGGGCATGGCGATTTTGCGCACATCGTCAATCATCGCGCCGCCTTCAAGCTCAATGATCTCAGTCGGTTGCAGATTAATCGTCTGCCCGCCGGGTCCACCCTTGAGTTTCAGCAGCGTCGGCATGTTCTGAATGTGCGCAGAGTCCAGCAAGGCCCGCAAAGCGCCTGTAGCCGCACCGCTCAAGCCACCAATCATGTGCGTGAGGCCGATCGGATAGGCGCCGCGCCACGGAACAAACGGAAACTCTACAATCCAATCAAGTTCCCTGCGCCGGTCGTCGTCCGGTTCCCAATTTCGGTATACGCTGAGAGCTTTGCTGCTGCTTTTATCAATGCTGATGATGTAGGGCTCGGTGTCATCACCAAAATCTAGGTTGGTGTAGATTTCAAAGATGGTGCGAAGGCCGTCTTCATTGTAACCAAGATCCTTACGTCCCTCAATCTTGTCGTTAGCTTGTGAGCTTTTGCTAAATTCTGGATCGTCAGGCGAGCCAACGTCTATGTCCCGGTACATTCCAGACTTAACGCGGTTCTGATATTCCATTTCAGTAATGTACTGGACATGGGTCTTGCGCTCGGCAGTGTAGAAATTGGTGGCCGAGAACGGCAGATACACATCGTCAATAGGAATAAACTCTGCCACAGGTCGGGCATACTTGGAGTTCCACAGGAACTTCATATATTGGCCGCCGCCAAGCGGCAGCTGCGTGCTGAGCTGTTCGAGTTCTCCTCTGAACTCAGGCATTTGCTCGGTCAACTGCCAATTCATGAACGTTGACTTGCGCCGGCCCTTCTCAACCTTCTCACTGTCCTGAGTCCCCAGCACTTTGCTTTTAACCGGGCCTCCTGCCGGGAAGACTTCCTTCATAAACCGGGCAGAGAAATCCACGCACGCCTCGACGAGCATGGGGTGGACGACCTTGTTGGCGCCGGTGAACTGTGCGCCACCTGGGGCGTCATCGCCCAGGCCGGTGCGGCGCAATCCTTCTTCGTACTGCTTGTCGCGCTTTTCGCGGGCTTCCTTGTCGCGGTCGATCTTATCCAGCAAATCCGTGACAGCGTCCTTCAGCATGTCCTGATCGACTTCATCAACGATGTTGGCGAAGTGCGCTAGATGAACCTTCTCGTCTTTGTTATTTTTGATGCGGATGATGGCGCCGCCGTCGTCGGTGTCTTCAACCGAGTTATCAACGTCCTCAAGCCGGATTTTTTCACCTTCGGCATCGTCGTCATCATTCAAGTTTTCAGGCATAATTTCCCTCAATGATGCTGGCCGCTAGTGCGTCAATTTCGGCAGGGTCATAGATTGCGGCGCTGCTGACGGGGCCGCCTTCGGCGTAGCGGGCGCGCGTGCGCTGCCGCATAGTCGGCCCTGCATACTTGTTGTAGAGGGCTTCTAGCGAATTGTCCGTAGGCCCGCCGGTGGCGTAGCCTTGGACGGAGCCGCCACGAGCAAATTCGGTCTGGCCTTTCATAATGGCGTCGCGCATTTTGGGGGTTATGGTGACGCCGGGGGCCGCGAATGGAGGGTTGTTGTGACCCATCATGCCGTGCTTCCCCTGCGGCAACATCACATCTGTTATGCCAACCTTGGCACTCGGGTCGAGCTTCTTCACCTGCTTGCTCAACTGGTTCGGATAGATCTTGTCGTAGTAGCCTTTCATGCCTTCGCCGCCGACTTT